CTTGCGCGCCAATTAATAGACCCCACTGTGATGTGCCAGCGATGTAGCGTGTGGCCAATTCACCAGTTGCAAGGTATGCAGCTGGGGTTTCGGTCTTAACAAATGACACAATGCCATCAACATCAGCGGCGGTTGCAGTTGCCTGCGTGCCACTTGCTGTTAATTCGGCAATAACTGCGGCCTCAGTTGCCTGTGCGTAAACTCGGCGCATGTTGTCCAGCATTGCTGCGTAGAAACTTGGATCAGCGCGGTCGAATAATTCAACCGAGTAACGCTGCATGCCTTTATAGGCTTTTACAGTTGCATCAACATAAGCCGACACGATGCCGGTCTCTGATGGTCCTGAACCTTCGGCAGTTTCTGCAACTGATCCTGATGTTGTGATCTTTGGAATGGATACGGTCATGCCAGCGTTAGGCAGTGCGCGTGTACCGATTGCATCAATCGCGCCGCGTGCGCCGATCTGTGTATCTACAACTGTGGACACATACTGCACTGGCTTGAATGCTGGATTGGTTGTGAAACTGTCATCCGCAGCTGTTAAATGCTTTGCATCCTCGGCCTTGGCGTGCATAATCCATTGTGCGCTTTCGCTGTTTCCTCTTTGCGCTTTGATTGAATGCTCTAGGAAATGAGCCTGGGTCTTAATTGGTGATCGAGGCTTGGTGTAAGCCACTGGCGATGCAGCATGAACAACAGCGGCTGCTGTTACTTCATCTGCAACTGGTGTTGTTACTTCGTCCACTGTATTCTCCTGTGGTTCATCCTCGGCAGGGATTTCTGCTTCGGTGGTTTCTGGGGTTTCCTCGGTAGCTGCTACCTCAAGGATTTGGGCATCTTTAAAGGCTGGGTTAGTTACATGGGCAACGGCTTCAAGATTTGCTGAGGCCACGACCATAACGCCCTTTTCAATTGTGTACTCATTGACTTTGGCTTCAATGCTAAAAGCTGGGCGTAAACCCTCGGCGGCTTCGATCAATGCATCATTGCCAGCGTTAGTTGGCGCGATCTTAAAGGCCATCGAAATACCTGCCGGGCTGACTTCTAATGAATTACCGACTCCGCGACCTAATGGGCGTGTGCGATCATGCTCAGCGTTAAGAATAATTTGGCTTGGATCAATGTCACCAAAAGCACCAAACTCAAAACGGACTGGGCCAGCCGATGTGTTTCCGCTGACATTAAACGGCACAACCAAGCCTTTTATAGTTCTGGTCTCAACATTTGCGGCCAGGATTTGGCCCTCAAAATTAAGTTGCATTTGTTTCATTTCCTCTCGGTGCTAATTCCATCTCTTCGCGGGCTTCATCAACGTTGATAATTCCAGCTGCAAGCATTCGCTCTAGGACTTCGATCTGTTCTAACGGGTTGCCACGCAAGTAATCATCCAGGTCAAATTTCACGACTGATCCACGCGGCGTAAGGTCATTCATGCTCAATCGCTCAGAGATGCACGCCATGTATGGCTTTAGGCTAAAGTCCACAAGGCTACGCCGCTCTTGACTTACGTTTGAGTAAGTTGCGCTGGCTGACTCGGCGTTAATGTACCAGGCAGGAATGTTGCACAGTCTGGCAATTTCGGCGGCTGTGTTTAGCCTGGACTCGGTCAGCTGCATTTGTCCGGCATCGTAGCCAAAGGTAGTTACATCCAATGGGCCAGATAGGTAAGCCGTGGCGCGTTGTGATCGCGCTAATTTCCACTGAGCCAAAAGGCTTGACACCTGCTCGGGAGGTAAATCTACGCCAGTGTTTTTAATAACCATTGTTGGGTTAGGCTCGGCGGCCATTCGGCTTACTGCCATTTCTAACTCCAGTGCAGTTCTAATAGTTCTGCCACCACGATTAAGTAGGCCTTCATCCACGCCGCTAAACATAATCAAAGATCCAACGCCAGAGGATGGGCATAGATTGCCGTCTAAATAAAAGCCGTTAAGGATTTCGTCAGTTTGCAAATCAGTTGTGAAAGTTACCCTGGTTGGATCAATGCGGCGGCAAGCAATTGGCCTGCCATCCTCCGGGCTGACTTCTAAGACAAGCCAGAACGCATGGCCTTTAAATAAGATGTCCTCTACGGTCCAGCACATAGTAATAATTCTGGGTAGTGCCGGGTCAGGTTGCTTTAGTAATGGCCTGCCCTCAATTTTTGCGCCAGTAACCTCATTGTAAGAATGCAGGCCAAGTTCGCCGATAGTGCCACAGATTATGTTGCGAGCGCGTGCCACTGCTGGCACTTGCATGGCATCGCCGCGGTTAATTCCAAAAGCTTGAAATGGGCTGAAATTATCTTGGTAATAAGGAATGGCCAGATTTGCCTTGGCTTCAATCTGTGGCTTTTGAGTAGATGAGCCAAGCAAGAAATCAATAAATCCCATTTTGTAATTACAACACACTTAACAACATGTGCGTAATTTTGTCCGAGATTGTCTGACCCTTGCGCGTGTTGTCCTATGCGCTAATAATGCTCACGCTCTGTTGTGGCTCGGTTGCGTGTCCCACTGCCATAACCAAAGCAATAGCAGCTGTGATCGGGACTTGCGCCGCACGCCTTGCAATACGCCAGCCGCCATCACTTGCAGGCCGTCTCGCACAACTGACCAAGTGGCTGTGCATTGTCTCTTGTGCCGGGTGAAAGAGTTGGCGCGACTGCATCGCATTCATTGCCTGGTCACACATGATTGAGAAGTTGGCAGAATTCCAAGGTGTCGGCGATGTAGGGATGCCAGCCTGGGCAAGTCTTGGCGCAATGTACCCAGCAGTGTTTGGATCATAGGCCAGCACTCTCGGCCGGTATCGGCGTGTAAGTGTGGCGATCTCACCAGCTAGTTCTAGATCGTTTATGCCGCCCTCTTTTTTCCATTCATGCAGAAATACCCCATACCCATTTTCTCGCTTTTGCAAAGTGACCAGGCAAGCCAATTCACGATTGAAATTGAGATCCATCGCCATCCAAGTCGGCAAACCATCCTCCAGCGCGATCTCTTGCTCGCATTCATTCCACACCTGCATTGGCCAAGGTGAATCAATCGCATCAACCCACATTGACAGTGACTCAGTCTTAAAAGCATCGGGGCTGTCAAAGGTTGCGGCATCTTTAATGTTTTGCACATTGATAGTAATGCCCAATGCCGGGTTAGCCATTTTCCAAGCCTCTACATCATCAACGGCCGAGCCTGCTGGTGCGCTGTATTCGTAGTAACCCATTCGATCACTTGTAAAAGTCAAAGCCCGGCGGCGTTGTTCGTTTAGCACATTGCTGGTCAAGTCCCCAGCGTTACTTGTCCAAAACACTTGCGCATTGGGTCTGGCTCGGGTAATCGGTGTTACGGCTGCCCAAGTTGCCTCATCAATCTCTCGGAGTTCATCAACATAAAGCAAGTCAGCTGACGAGCCACGCGGGCCTTCACTTGTAGCTGCTCGGATTGAGTACTTGCGTATGCGCTCACATTTGCCGTCACAATTCTTTGGGTAGTGGTGGCAGTAAACCTCTAACTCCTCCTGGCCATTAGTTCGGCTTACTCGCTTAATTCTTTTGCGCATCCAGTCCAGGCTCTCGGCCATGTCCACAGTTTGTTTAAAAGTGTCTAAAGATAGTTGTCTGGTCTGACTCATAGCAATGGCGTTTTTCTCACCAAAGATGTACAGCCCAGCAAGTATGCGCATGCGCATCATGTGAGTCTTTCCGTTTTGTCTCGCACATAGCAACCCGACCTGAGACCTAGCCCAATTACCGTTAGGCAAGATTTGCAAGGCATCATCTAAAACGTAAGACTGCCAAGGCAGTAATGGGACACCTAACTCATCGGCGAGAGCTGCCACCACTGGCCCTGCCGTTGGCAGGTTTAGGCTTTTGCTTTGAATCCTTGGTTTCGAGTAACCGTAAATAGTTGCCGACATGGTTTGTCCCGTCATTTTCCTCGCCCTGTTTTCCTTGTGTTCTAGTTTCGACCGTTAAGTGCAGCTGCTGCAATACTTGTAAATACTTTGCCGCCAATGGTGTTGCCTCTTTAAGATCGCCCATGTCAAAAGCAGTGTCAAGTGCTAAAGCCAATCGCCTGGCTAATGCAATCGATGCAACATCAGTTGGCGCGATCCAGTTTGT